TTCTCTGATTGTTTTTGTAAATCTGTTTGAAAAAAATCACCACAGAATATTATCTTACTGTCTTGTCCAACTCTTGTAGTAATAGTGTCTAGTTCGTGAAAATTTAGGTTCTGACACTCATCTACGATAATGATTGCATTGTCTAATGTTATACCACGTAAAAAAGATGTGGTTAGAAACATCAAACTTTGTTGGTTTTTTAATCTATCATACAATAAAGAAAATGCGTGTTCATTTGGTTGTGAGAATATAAACCTTACCATATTTTGATATGGTACTTGAAATAAAGCAGTTTTATCTTCTTCATCGCCTGGTAAAAAACCTATTTCTCTTGTAGGAACTGCACTACGAACTAGATAAACTGTATCATACTTAGTATCATTTTTTAGACATTCTTGTAATGCAAGATATAAAGAAATGAATGTTTTTCCAGTTCCAGCTGCACCATAGAGAAACATATTCTTTCCCTTTTTATAATGTTCAAATGCTTTCTTTTGATTATCACCAACTGGCGATACAGAAATCATATCATCAATTCTAATATCTTTTGCTTTAGCCATTAACCAACTTTCCACTTATGTCTATGTTTATCAATCACTCGTTTTGTTTGTGATTGTTTTACACTTCTTCTATTATATCTTTCATCTATTTCACTGCCTGGGTGTTTTTCACCTATTTTCTGTAACACTTCTTTAAACCCATCATCAGTTTTACTATCAACTGTTGTTGCAACTGTAGATACAATTGCAAATGGTGTAGGTATTTGTGTTATGTGTGGATTTTTTTCTAGAAGTTCTTCTCTTCTTGAATTTGACAAAAAGTCATCAAACTGTTCACCAGTTTCATTATTCATAAATCTAAACGTGGGCATTATCTAATTACCGAATCTCTTATATCATTCAACTCTTTTATTCTATTTAGGAGTCCGTATTTCTCTTTATTCATTACTGAAATTTCTGTTTTTAATAATTCTATTTGTTTTCTTAACTCTGCATTTTCTTGTCTTAAAGATATTCTTTCGTCAAATGTCATACCTTCTTCCTTTCTCAACTTCCAAAGAATCCATTCATAATATCTATCTGGTTCTACGTCATCATCCATGTTGGTGTTTCTCTATTCGTCCACTTTGCAAAATCTTTCTTATACTTTATATAGTAATTTCGATATGCAAGTATACTGTCATCACCTTTTACATCATCAGGCATGGCCTGTGGTATTTTTGTTAAACTTTTTTCTTCAATATTTACTGGTGGTGTTCTAAGAAGATCTCGTAACAAAGAGTCTGTATAGTGAACTTTACCATACCTATGTGTGTATTCATCACACAGATTTTCAAATAGACTATGTAACCAAATATAATTTGCAATACTTTCTCTTGTCCATATCGCACTTGGATGATTAATATGTGAAGCTTTGTAGAGTGTATTTTCTACATTTGGATTAGGGTGTTTCCATCTACGTATTCTACGATTATTCTTAGTCTTATCCTCATACTCTACACCATCAAGCATTCTGTGTGCAGTAGACATAAGTTGTGCATACTCTATGATCATTTTGACTACGTGTTTGTCACAATGCATTTGTGCAGACTTTTTAGTATCTTCATGTAGATTGAATATATTCATTTTTTCACACAGAAGTTTCGTAAAAATTTACAATCAACTTCTCCCTTACATACTTTTTCATGTTTTGCATTTTCCCAACAATCACCATCTGGTAAATGCATCTGTACAAATATACCCCATGTTCCTAAAGAAGTAAAGAGTAAAATAGCAGGAATTATCAACATCATAAAAATTAATGTAATGTATGCTGGTAAAAACCCTTCATTATTATATGGTTCATCACTCATTTTCTATTTTCCCATCTATAAAATATATGTTTATCAATCTTTGCAATTCTTCTATACTTTTTATTTTTAGCCCAATATGGCATAACAGAAGTTGCATGATAATGTGTAGCATTACCTACAAGTTCTTCTGTCTTTCCAGATATTACTGTCTTTGCAACCATCATAGAAGTTTTCCATGATTTACTTTTTGTATTTGGTGTATCATCTGCACCATCACAGTACCAACTAAAATGACACATATTCTTTTTGGGTAAACCATTACTATCCAAAACTGCTTGTTTAACAACTCCACAAATCGTATTTGGAAATCGTTTATCATTTACACGATTGATAACAACTTGTGCGACAGCAATCTGTCCAACAATAGGTTCAGAACGTGCTTCGTGATACACGTTCATAGCCATACACATTAATGCAGTTTTAAGTAACATTCCAGTATTTATTGTTTATTAACCCAAAATTCATCCCAGAACATATCCAATTCTTTATTAAGTACAACTGATGTTGTAGTAATATCATCAAAATTAAACATTTTTAACCAAAACTCTTTAAAGGATTCACAATCACCAATAACTTCGTGAGCATGATCCCAAAACTTTTCTTCAGAATCTAATATAAAACTTGACATTCCCATAACTCTCTCCTTTAATTTATAGTGAAAATTTTCCATCTATAGAAAATTTAAATTTTCCATCTTTAGCATACTTATCAAACATTTCATTTTCTAACTTAAAAGCATCCATTTCATAAGGCCTATCATTATAAGAAATCCATGATGAATCATCACTCAAAATTCCAAAAATATCACCAAATTCTTTTTTGATTGATTGTTTGATATGAGCAAACTCATGAAAGATTGTTTTAATTAAAATATCTTCTGACATATCTTTTCTAACCCTTATATAATAGGATCTATCATCTGTGTCATAACAATCACCATCTTTATAATTCCATCTTTTCACAGATTCAACATGAATTTCATCAATCTTGTGTTTAGGTAATAAATATGACTTTGCGAACCAGAGAGCATTCTCAATGATTCGTTGTTGTTTCTTATTTGTTTTTGAAAATTCTATATACATATTAATCGTAAGTTATCATTGAAGCATAATTAATCTTATCAAACATTGTATCTATTTCTGCAAGTTTTTCTCTACACTTCATTTTTGCAAAACCATTACCAGGCGTCTTTTTTTGTTTCTCAAGACGTTTTAACATATTTTCAAAATACTTATAATCTTTTTGTAATTTTGTAATAAAGTCCATTACACATTCACCTTGATATAACTTTTATACATTTCTTTAGCTTCTTTTCTCAAATCAGAAACTGATATTTTTTTATTCATTAATCTATACATACAATCGGTAATCCAATCTTGGGGATCATGTCCTATAAAATGTTCTACTTCTTTATATGATATTTTCTTTTTCAACTTAGTCATAATTCTCTCTCTCTTGTTAACTATATCTATATTATACACTGATTCGTTTTGTATGTCAAGTAAAAAAGAGGGAACTATGTTCCCTCTTGAGCCCTTGTCAGTTGTCATCAAGCTTCGGACACCCACCCTTGATGCAGTAACTTTTATAAGAGTCTTGAGTCCTTGAGTTTACCAAACTTGTAACTCACTCTGTTACCTTCGTCATGTCATTGGTTCTGATCTCCCTCTTTTATTAACTATACTTACAGTATATACTGATTCGTTTACTTTGTCAATACTTTTTGTTATTAAAACAAAAAACCCTCCTAAGAGGGTTTTAGTTTGTCGTGGGTTATTAGATTTAGAGAGAGTGAGAGAGAGGACTAACAATCCCACGACACATGGATTAGACTATCATATCATAATATAAATGTCAATAGTTTTTTAATCCATTAACTCAAAATGTGGCCCATCAATAAATGGGCGTCTGCCTTGTGAACGTCTTAGATCAATATATGCATTCATAGCATCTTCCATTGTTGCATCCCAATCTCGCATATCATCAACGTGCCATGCAGCTCCCCAACGTATTTGTACATCTTCTTGAATAGCTGCTTCTTTCATTGCATCTGCAAGATCATCATAAAGATTCAGTTCCCATGATCCTCTTGAACCCACATAGGCCATGAGGTCAACTGCTTTACCTTCTAGATGTTTACTTTTCATAGTTTGACTTGCGCCTTTCGCTACAAGTTCTTTTTGTTGTGCTTCGGTTCTCATACCTTGAATCACGCCAAAGTCAGTTTTAGTCAATCCTATTGCAGTTTTGACAACTCTTTGCATACGTTCATCAACACCTTCTAGTTTATCTAGTGATCTTTGTGATAATTTAAATGCCATTTTTAACTCCTACTAAAATTATCGTTCCAATTAAACGCTTCTTTGACAACAGCTGCAGATAATCCTTTATACACTTGATGTAATTTTTTATCCTTTACATTTATTACTAACTCTGCTTCTGATTGATGCAATCCTTCAAGTAATTGTATAAACATATCTTCTCGTCTAAATTGTGGTAATGGATCGTTACCGCCTTTTATATAATTATATAATTTTCTTGCTTCTTTTGCAAGAACTGTATGTTCTGTTCCTTCTTCTGATTCATTTGCTTTGTATGGAACATCGCCTTTTGGAAGTTTCCATTCAATATTCGGATCAAAAGAACCTTTTAGTATCATTCTCAATGGTTCAGTATCATTTTCTTTGAGAATTGCAACTTTTTTATCTTTTGTTTTTGCATTGTTTACTTTCTTTAAAACTTCAGAAAGTAATGGTGTGTATGTTTTTATAGCCATATTAAAAATCTCCAATATCGTTCATAAGATTTCTCAATCTTTTTTGTATAAAATAATTTAGTAGATTTGATCTTTCACCTTTTGGTGGTTTACGATACTCAATCATTATTTCTCTTTTCACATCTTTTGGAATACATTCTAAATCAATTAAAGTTTTATTTCTTTGATAGTTTCTTAATTGTTCTGCATTACAAAAATCTTCTGGTTCTTGTTTGGATGTAAGAATTGAATCTTTTCTTTTTTTAGTGAAAGGTTTTTGTCTTAATCCATCAACAAAAGTATTATCTGGTGATAAGATATTTGGAATACTATCGCTTCTATCTCCTACTAATATATGTTCTTTTATATATAGGTAGGGATCAATACCATTAATAAACTTCTTGTTTACTGGGCTATATTGTTTAACAAAGTTATATTTTTGTAATTGTATAAAATCTTTGTCACTTGATAATATTAATACCTTTTCATATTCATCTGGTGTTTTGTTAATATGCATACAGATAGTCGCAATACAATCGTCTGCTTCTGCACCATCAACTTCTATTACTTTGTATGGAAATATTTCTCTAATTTCATCACGAATAGCATTTAGTGTTTCAAATATTAAGTTCCAATCTAGACCAGAGTTAGCTCTGTCTTTTCTTCGATTGCATTTATAATTTGGAAAATAATCTCTTCTCCAATATCTTTTGTTATCATAACATAATACTAATTCTCCAAATTCTTCAAAGAATCTAGATCTATACATTCTTAAAGAGTTGAGAACCATGTGTCTAACAAGGTTCTCATCTACATCATTTTGTCTTTTAGAACCAACTTGCATCATAAGATTACTGATGGTTACTTGATTCATGTCAACTAATATCATAATACATTCCTAGTGTAGTGTTTCTTTATCTGC